AAGACCCGATTCACCTGCGAAGAGAGAACCGTAGAATTAAAGACAAACAAAGAAGGGAAAATCGTGGTGGCAAAGGTGCTATGAATCATTTATACGATGTAGAGATGACTTGGTGGAGTCACGGGAAAGGTGCATGGAAAATGTCTTTGAAGTTGTTTCTTTTGTCGTTGACTGCCTTGGTACATGGACTGTTACCCTTTATATTTTCGTCCACAACATCTGAGGGTATAAAGAAATTACATGAAGAACTATGACAATAACAGAAGCAGCACAGACAAAGGTAGACAATACCCTAAATGGCGAAGGCTTTTTAGGGATACATCTAGAAGGTGGAGGATGTTCCGGTTATCAAATCAAGCTGTCGCCATCCACAGACATACCACAAGACGCTCAGATGCTGTCAGAGACAATCTTCTCAGACCCCACCTCTTTGGAGTTACTGGGTGACGCGGTAATGGACTGGGACAACGATCCTTTCAGACCATCCTTTCACTTCACACCACCTACAGGAGCATCTTCTTGTGGGTGTGGCAGCAGCTTTACAATCTAGGAGATAACATGGAAAAATGGAAAGAGTTAAGCGCGGGAAAGAAAAGATTTTGGGTAGCGGTAGGAATCATCATAATCATAGCCGTAGTAGGTTGGGTTACTGGCTGGTGGTCATCGCCACAGCCAGTAGTTTAGTTGGATGTCAGCACTTGAAGACAGGACTAGCAACGAGCGCCATTGTAGGTGCGACGACTGCCTTAGTTCCGGCTGCGATTGTTGCTCCAGCGGTCCTAGGGGGGATAACGGCTGCGACTGTCTCTGCGATAACTGCGGCTCCCACAGTACAGGCATCTGAAATCAATGCTGACACAGTTGTTCAAGAGGCTCCTGCAAACTTCTTTGATTTGCTGGGATCGCTTGTGGAGGTGGGCGGATGGCTTCTAGTGCTAATTTTTGTGGTTCCGATGTTGTTGGGGTGGTTGCTACCCGGCCCTCTGACAACCCACGGCAAAAAGAAAAAGGCCCGAAAAAGATAGTAGCCGTTTCTTGGATAGACTCCTATACTGATGGGGGGTGGGCTGAGTACGATCCAGAGGAGGTGGAAACCACCACCTACGGCATTCTTGTGGATGAGAACGAGAAGTGGACTACCTTAGCGATGACGGAGGAGAAGGGGTACTGGGGGAACCTCTGGTACATACCAACGAAGAACGTCATCAAGATTAGGGTTATCGAAGACTCCGCTGAGTGATAGCCCTTATCCCATTGTAATAACCTTCCCCATCTAAGCCTTCTAGCATAATAACCCCACGCCACCACTGGTATTCAGTATCCTGACACCAAGACTCAGTGTACTTAGGGTGTGAGTAGCATCCAGCAGACAGTCCGAATATCTTCTGCCCATCCGGGCGAGTCTGTTCGGAGTGGTTAAACAGGTGTGAGTGCCCTTGCACAGCAGAGCAGTGGAGTTTTGTTACTAAGGCGTGCCCTATATGCACAGAACTGATGGGCCTTCCCGCTACACCTGAAGTGAAGTAGTGGCTGAAGGATATCCCCTCGATAACCACACTCCTCTTGAAAGGAGTTACCTCCCACCCAAACTCCTCGTACTTCAGATCACCTAGTCCAATAGCACCGTCTAACTCAGGCGTAGTGTTCACCACACGGACTATCCTATCCTCATGGTTCCCCATACACATGTGTAGCTTAGGTTTGTAGCCCCTTACCTTACGTATAGGTGCAAACAGCTTCTTCTGTGCGTCTATAGCTGCGGACACATCCTTCTTGTACCTCCTGCCCTCGAAACCCTTTGTCCCCCTGTCATAGGAGGACAGGCTAGGCATATCTGCCATGTCCCCTATGCACACTACGATGTGAGGCTTCTCCCGCGCTATGAACTTCCCTAGCGTGGTGAAACGACTGTTGTCGTAGTCGGGGTGAGCATGCGGGTCACCTATTACTAATAGGTCCAAATTTTCTTCCCGGCTAAAATAATAGAATTAGAAGGAATATGATACCGCCAGCTACAAGTAGCGTCATTACTGTATTATCGGAACGACGTTGGTCTTGGCAGCAGGGTTTATCTCAGGGTCCATAAAGTCCCTGTACGTCTCCCATAGGGCATGCTCGTTGATGGTCCGCGCCTTTGATATAGCCTCATCTATCGCCTCTCTTATGTCAGGCATCATATGAGGGTGGTTATCTAGAGTCATCTCCATGAGAGACATGGAGGACGCTAGGTGGAACATCATCATGCTTATCATGTCATCTGTGGTCATTAAGAGCGATTCTCCAACGTCTTCAGCCTTCTGTACCCATCCAAGAACCCAAGAAACGCGAGGAAGTTCTCGTTGAGTTCCTTGGAAGAACCCACCTCAAAATCCCCCGTCTTCTTGTCAAACCTCAGGATGAAGGATTTGTCTATCTCCTTACCCCTGATGTCCTCTATAGCCTTGGCATAGGCTGCACACTGTAGGTGATAGGGCGCGTATATAGCCCCAGAAGTCTTGAAGTCTATCACACAGTACTCACCGTTGACAGTAGCCGTAGCGTCCACAGTGCCTGCGTACTTATGGCCTCTGTGGTACACCTTCTCCTCTACTGTATGCCACTCTACCTCGTTAACCTTTATCCACTCCCTGAATGCGTTTATGGAGTTCATGGCCTGCTCGTTCTGTGGCATGGGAGGTATGTCCCCCTTACCCAGCTTCCATAGGATGGCCTCTTCACACCACTTGTGTACAGCCATGCCTATGTCCAGAGCATCCTTGGACTTCTTCCGATAAGCACCCTTGATACCCTTCACCATATCCTTGATGGACAGTTCTGCATTTGAGAATGACTCGCAGTTATCCTCAAACCACTCAGCGCCCATCTTAACCGCCCAAGGCATCAGGGCAGGCTTGGCTATGGAGTCAAGTATGGTGGTCACAGAGGGGGCATAGTTACCCCCTACCGTGTAGTAGTGCTTCTTCTCGTCGAAGTCCAGTTCAACGTCTTCCCCATCGTGGTATTGTATAAGCATCAGAACGGTACTTCACCCTTTTTTGTCGCCATAGGTGCTGCGCTAGGCTGGTCAAACCGCTTAGCGTTGTCCTGTGGTTCAGAGAGTTTGATGCTCATGTACTCAACCCCCTTTTTGGAGGTGTTCTTCCAAGCTGCTGCTCGTACCTCTTGGCCCTTGACTAGGCCTTTACCTGTCATCAGGGGCTGCTTTTCAGTCTCCCTGCGCTCATTCATAAACAGAACTATCGTGTCATCCTGTGGTTCAAATGCTGCCATCTTGCGTCCCTCGCGTCGTTGTTGGTGAATTAACTCTTCCTGATGCGCCCAGCCTTCTGCTTGAGCGTAATCATCTAGCCATACCTGATGCTCTTCCTCTGTCTGAGGCGAGTATACGTCCTCAGCACTCATTAAACAACCCCGGCTCTGCTGTTTGCCTGCATTGTCCGCCATACCTCTATCCTTGCCTCTGCTGTGGTGAAATGGTGTTTCAACTCTACCTCTTCCTCTGTAGCTACCTTCAGACCCTCTATAACCTTACGGTAATCAGGGTGGGCGTATGCCCATGCCTCTTTAGCAGCCACAGTGTCCTCAGGTGACTGGGAAAACAGGATGGAGATTTGCACCTTCTTGAAGTCCTCTAGGTACTTCCGATTAGCCACTGATTGGGCCAGCTTGGATGAGTTCTCCATCATCCAGTGCAGCGCCCTCTCTACTGATTGCTCGTCAGTCATCGCCCTCTCTCCACATTGGCGTGAACCCTTGCATGATAGCCCAAGTATAGAGACTCACATACACCCCATCAGACAGGTACACCCCCTGACCGGGACAATACTCATCCCACTCCTGTGCCCTAGGTAGGAATACCGGTTTTTTCCCCATAAGTTTAAGCACCTTGTACTTAGAGTAGTGGAGAAACATAAGCCAAGCTGTTCTGGGATTCATACAGCTAGTCTCCACACAATAGCCTTTCTGCCAGTGCGGGTTTCTCGCTTCTCCCCACTGTCCTTGATCAAGCCATCTTGCACACCCTTTCGAATACGGCTGGAGACGCTCTGGTGCCTACCCTCAAGCCCCACCTCTATCTCATCACAGGTCGAGGGGGCGTCTTCAAGCCACCCTAGAACCCTACTGTATAGTGTGTCGTTAGCGCGATTCACGCTCTCGTAGGCTTCCCTACTGGTATCTTGGATGTTAGTCATCTAAGTCTTCCCCGAATAGTTTTCGTCGGTAGTTTAGTCTACCACAACTGAACGCCTTGTCTAGTGTTGTGAATATAAAACCGGCTTGAAAGTCCAACACACTGCTGTCCCCACTATGCGCTGAGGCATGGCACTCAAAGCACAGGGGCATCGTCAGGTAATCGTTGGCTTTCATCCCCATGCCACCCCCACCATGAGGAGAATATCTATGCTTTAGGTGGTGTGCTACGATAGTCTCGTCCTCTAAACCACAGTTAGCACAAGGTAAGGTAGCTACCCAGTTTAGGTAATCCCTACTCTTCCACCGCTTATGCTTAGGTATAGGCTTCACGCGATCAGGCCCACGGAGTTCTTCTGACCATTTGTCCATCACCTCCTCGAATCTAGATTTCGCAGGCATCTGCTGTACAAGCCAGTTCTTGACTGCTTGTGGTGTTGTCTTCTGCCTCTTGTACCAGCGCCCAGTCTATAGGCCTTATCTCAGAGGCTCGTTTATCGTACTCCTTAGCTGTTATCTCCTCATAGGGCGCAGCCATGTATGAGTGGTCACTGTCTGCCTTGGGCAGGAAACTGACTCCACTAAGCACATCGAAGTTATCGTAACACCAAGACCCCACCTTCAGCCACTCATCCTCAGCAATGTAGACGGTAATGCTTGGCTTATGCTCACACCAGTTTATGGCGAACTTCTTCCAGATTTCCAAGTGGGAGATAGCGTCTACCTTGTCCCGCGTGGTGGATGTTATGGGTGCTTTCATAGGGAACTCAAACACCAAGGCGTCTGGGTTATAGGGGTCGTCTATAACAGGGACATGTGCTGCTAACAGGGCAGCATTGAGAGGGTCTTTACGGTCCTGCCTAACCCTCCGGATGTAGTGCATGGCGTAGGATGGATGCATCCCAGACCCATGAACCCCAGTTAGCTGGCTCACAGTCCCTGAAGGCTTCACACAGGTTACTGCAACGGACTGTTCTATGCCTAACCTCTTGGCCCACTCTTTGTTAGTCTCTATCGCAACGTCTCTTAGTTGTTGCAATTGAGAAGCATTCGCATTTAGAATCTTGGGCGCATCGTATATTCCAGTTAAACTAACACCTAGAAGCCTCTCTTCCTCTGAGTTCTTCTTCCAAATAGGCCTAACGTACCTGAAATCCGTTAAAGTAGACTGGAAAGTACCTAAAATAGCAGCTAATTTGACAATCTCAGCTAGAGATTTTAGGTTCTCGTCCATAACTAGCACACACTCAGTAAGGTTGCATAGACCGGAGGGCCTAAGTACCACCTCACTGCAAGGATTTACTCCGAACTCATAGGACGAATCCCGTCTTTCAGGAGCCATTTCTTGCGCTGCCTTACGGTTGAAGATGCCACGCTCCCCGCTCTTGGACTCATAAAGAGCCGTCCACTCACGCATGAAGATGCCGATGTCTGGTCTTTCTGTGTAGCAGACAGAGTTGTTGGCTAAAGCCCTCTGACCATCCTCTAACCACCACTGGCCCATCTTAGCCCGTTGCATGCGCTCATCAGTGAGATTGCTCAGGCTTAACTCAGCAGCCCTTCGGACGCCACCAACTACCACAGCCTCTCCGTTGTAGCAGAGGAGATCATGGCACTCTATACTGCTTAGCTTTCTTCCAACAGCATTTCGGAATACTCTAATATACTGATTGAATAGCCTTTCTAGGGGGTCAGGTCCAGACGCTCGACCTCCAAAAACTTTAAGACGACTGCCTGCCACACGAATGCGACTGTAGTCTACCTTGGGTATCATTCCTTGGTAGAGCAGGCTGACCATTTCCCTCAAAGCAGTAGCCCATCCTATCTTGCTATCCCTGACCACTATGGTGGTGTCAGACTCATAGAAGGCTTCCGCTATCTCCGGCAGCTTGCCGATGTACTGCCTTTCAACAGAGAAACCGACCCCCGTACCACACAAGAGGACGTAAAGATTCTCGTCGAACACCCTAACGTGGTCTACAGCCATGTAGCTACAGTTGTAGCCTGCCATGTTGTCCCGCTCTAATGCTCTTCCCGCAACCATGAGTGCCCTCATTGAGGGGACCACTCGCATCTTGAGCATTTCAGGCCTGATCTCTTCGGGGAACTTATGCCCTGTCGATGCCTCCATGAACCCAAGGTATCGGTCTACTGTCTCCGTCCATGTCTCCCTACGCCCCTCACTGTCGAGGTAACGAGCGTAGCGAGACTTGTGTATAAATGATTGGTAGTCGTTCATCAATCGCTATACTCACCTATAAATGTTGTGTGCTTCCACTTACCTTTCATCCCTTCGTAGCAACCGACATGAGTTTCCTCAGCTTGCTTGAAAGCCTCACAAGCCATCCTACTGGCGTCTTCCATATTAGCAAAGTGTAATCCACTCAAGCGCGCATACCCCGATGGTCCCCAATCTGTTGCCTCTGCGATAACTTCAGCCACGGCTCGGTGTTCGTTCCTAGCTGCGACAACCATGCCCTCTGCGTCCTTCGTCTTCTCAGCAGCGTTCTTCTTGCGATACATAATGTTCTCCTGTAGTAGTGGATGCCCCGTTGAGATTGGTAGCGATTACACGGGGCAACATAATCGCAATCCCACCACAGGGAGTTATTTGGTCCCGCCGTAACTCTCGACATTTTCCTCAGGGTCACAAGGCACTATCAACTCTTCGTGGTAAGAGCCGTCTTCTTCCTGCCATGCCTTGTACTTCCGTTCAACCAGTTCCCGGCGAATTATTGTAGTAGGGTTATCCCTAGTACCAACCTCCCACACCCTAGGGGTCATACCCATGTTACCCTTGAAGGGCTGTAGTATCTCCTCGAATAGAGAGACTGGGTCAGTACGCGTGAAGTTTCTTGCCATACTATCTCCTTGTCAGTTTGATCAAGTCGTCAAAGTCAAGCAGAGCGTACACTCTAGAACTATTCTTCTCACCTATTGCAACAACAGGTGTCTGGTGAGGCTTAGACCCTTCCTTAGCTTGCTCATACCAGTCCTTCAGGTATTGACTCAACTTTGCCCGGTACTTGCATTCTATACCAAGAATCGGGTGCTGTACATCTAATTCGGTTTCTTGGTCAGCCACGCTTACTCGATGACCTCCGCATCTTTCCGCTACTCGCCTCTCGAACCGCTTCCAGTTTTTATCCACGGTAAGGCAAGTCCGGAGTTTGGCTGTAGTCCTGCCGATGTTTTTTCCATTCGCTCGACCTCATGCTCTCCCATTTGCGATACATCTGGCAGGTGTAGCCTGTCCTACAGAAGTCCTCATGCTCACAGCCATTGCATGGGGCGCTGCGCCCTTGGTCCAGGAAAGTGTTGTAGCTTTCCGCTGACATCCCAGTGCTTACAGTTCTGACCATTCGTCAGGATGATACCAGTTCCATCCCCTCTCGTCAATAAAGTGGATCACTAGCGGTGATATTTCGTTGGGGTCTGCTGCAAGATATCCCATCCTGCTGTCGGCAAGGACAACCACAGCAGTGACCTCCTCTCCAGTCTCCTTGTTCTTTAGCTTAACCCTCTGTCCGCGTCTTCTCATACCCCACACATCCCTTCACATTCGTGGTCAAACATGTCGAACTGATCACGGTCAGGATCAAAATCTACCTCGTCTAGTGGCACTCGACTACGGTGGAAGTAGGGAACCCTGTCAGACATCATTGTTGTTTTGCTTATAGCGTCCTGATACTGCCTCTCAAAGGTGACTGCTTTTTGGAACCCCTTGGGGTCAGTTGTCTTGATATGTAACCACTCTTTGTCATCGTGGAAAGGGCAGTAAATACAGGCTGATCTGGGGGCTGTCGGGTAGCCATTGTCTTCCAGCCACTTCAAACACTCTTGCCTGTTAATCCTTTTTTCAACTAAAGGCCATCTGTTTTCCACCCAAGAGTCTCTTGATGGTTTAATACGGGCAATCTCGTCAGTGCTTATCCCTATCCATTGACTCACTAAGACTGGCGTATTCTTAGTTGCTCTTTTTAGGCCTACTAACTCTCGCAATTTCCTTCTAATGGGGATAATTTTGTAGTCCTGAGTACAGCCACGCCGTTGTATGCCTACCTTTTTACCATCCCCCGCAAGAGACAACTGCGCGGGTATTTCCGCTGGAGTGTAGATGTTCCCGTTTGCTGCTGTCTTTAGCTTGAGGCAATCTTCTGACAATATCCCTTTGGACACATGATAAACTGGAAAGGGTAATTGCGTTTCTAGCCATCTAAGCCACTCATAGACGGCTTTTGGTTCGTCTCCAGTATCAGCAAAGATGGCGCAATCGGGCATTGGCTCAACCTCACCATGTACTGCCATCAGGGCAAGCGTAGAAGACTGAACACCAGCACCTAAAGACAGTGCGTTTAACACTTGAATCCACCAGAGTCTAAGTCCTCGTCATCGAGCAGCAACTTCACTGCTTTCTGGTTCTGGGCAAGTAGGTTCATGCTTGCCTGATCCATCCATAGGTCAAGGTCACACTCAGCCATGTCCCAGTGCCTTGCCTTAGACACGCTGAAGGTAACGTCGGGGTCATCAGGGTCATCGTTGTAGGTGCGTTGGACGAGGAGTACGTTGTCCACGCGGTCTGTTAGTTCGCCTGCCCCCCTGATTGAAAATCGGTCTAGCTTGTCACGTATTGAAAAGGACTTCCGCGCATGGGCAACCAGAATGATGTGGCATTCTAAGTCACGCACCATGTCAGCAATGCGACACACGACATCCTTCTGCGCGCTGTAGTCGTCATTCTTGATCCCTGAAATAGTCATCAGAGAGTCCACCATTATCAGATCAGTTCCAAAATGGTCTATGGAGTAACGAATACCCGCTTCGAGGGTGTCCATGTCCATTGAGCCTTCCTTGTCAAAGAAGTACAGCTTGTCCTTACACCACGCATTGAACAGTAGTCCAAAGTCGATGTCAGGAGTCATCGAGGTGGAGGATTGTCTCCAGAGTCTAATTAACTGAGAGCGTGGGGACATTTCGAGTGAGACTGAAAGCACCTTCGCGCCTTGGGTCATCGCTACCAACGCCATTTGGCCTAATACTAACGACTTGCCTGATGAGTTGATGCCTCCCAAGAGAGTGCATTCTCCAGCCCTCAGCCTGAACTTGTCTTCGAGGATGGGCCAAGGTAACTCGTACCCAGTCTTCTCGTCCCCAAGAATGTAGAAGTCCAGTACCTCTTTGGTGAACTCATTGGCTGCTCGAATAGAATGCTCTGATTCTATTCGCAGGTAGGGGGCTAAAAGTTCGGGGGTTAGGCTATCCATCAATCCTGTCCCGCTTCTCCAACTCAGTTCCGATAGAACCTAGAACAGTCCCTGCGTCTTCGAACTCCTCCAAGGCCATGAGCATAGACTCAGCTATGTCCAAGTACCCAAGGTAGGTGTCAGGCGCGTCCTCGATGATCCTCAGAAGATAGGCTACCTCGCTCTCAATCTTCCTTAGCGCTTGCTTTCCTCTTTTGTCTAGCGTCTCTGAAGACCCAGTAGTCAGAATCTTCGAGAGATAAGGCGTTCCCGTAGCTGTCACGTTTAACTCTCCCATGTGGTTTCCAGTACTGATCACCCCAAACATTCGAGGTGGCCTTAGGGTCAACGTACACATAGTCCCAATTCACATGTGCATACCCTCGACCGCCAGAGTACTCTCTTGACCTACCTCTGTCAAGCGCTCTCTGGGGCTGGGAGGGTCTGGTGAAGCGCTGCATTACTTTCTCTAGTGGTATCCTAGGCTTATCCCTTAAACCGTCCTCACCATGCATACCCTGAACATCAAGATATACCTTCCAACACTTGCCCAAGGCGATCTGCTTCTCGTAGTCAGTCACACCCAACCTATGAATGCTTTCTATGGCATCTGTTATCCTGTTCAAAAGGTTCTCTCGATCAAACCATCCAGTCTTCTTACGACTGGTCACAGCTTCCTTCTTGATATTACGCACAACAGTAATTATTTTCTCTAATCTCTCTTGTCTCCTTGACATCTCTCCTCCTTGTATGCTTATAATGCTCATTCGAAACCGTCCCCCTAGTAATGGAGGGCAGTATTAGCATTTACTTATATTGGTTTACCTTATAAATCAATGACTTGTCTCTCAAACCTTAGTTATATAGAGACTGAAAATACAGAGAGTGGACTGTAGAAGAATTGGGATGGCAGAACCCGCAATCCACACAGACTGCTACTTGGTTAGGCGCTATGACAGGGGGCGCTACTAAAACGTGGGTTAAGTGATATCTGTACAATCCATGCTACTGCATGCCACGACAGTATAATCTAAGTACCATAGGTTTCACAAGACAGGCTGCATATCACTATGCCCTGTCAAAAAGACAGTTATGTCTGAATTAATATTGTCATTATTCGATCACAGTGGGGCATGGTCTAGACCTTACGAGGTTGCTGGCTATGATGTTGTTAGAATTGACCTGTCTAGTGGTCTGGATGTACGCTGGTTTAAGAAGATTCCGTCTGTTCGGGGCATATTATCAGCACCACCCTGTGGTGTGTTCGCCGGTTCAGGCGCACAGTACTGGAAAGACAAGGACCGTGACGGTAGGACTTTGGATGGACTTGCTTTAGTAGACGCGACTTTACGCATCATTATGGTGCATTCCCCTAAATGGTGGGCTTTAGAGAACCCCATAGGGCGACTTAGTCGATGGATTGGAAAGCCAGCTTTGGTATTCCATCCTTATGAGTACGGTGATCCATACAAGAAAAGAACCTGTCTGTGGGGAGACTTCACAGTTCCCATTAGGAACGTAGTGGAGCCTATAAGTACCTACTCTCAAGGTTCGTGGGTGCAGGGTATCGGTGGCACAACTAAGAACAGGGAGCAGAGACGCTCAGTTACTCCGGCAGGCTTTGCACAGGCCTTCTTCGAGGCTAACCCTTAATTTGAATTAACCGTCCTTATGAATAAACCGACATATAGAAGAGGAGTTGTAGCCGCTTATAGGGGCACAGCCAATCTTCTGTCCTCTTGAGGGAATGCACAGTAGTAGACGGGTATAGAACACACAGTGGACGGTAATGGAAGACACAGACCGAAAGCACAGGCGTGCAAAGCGCAGGCAGCGTAACCTAGTCCAAAAGGATTCAAAGTTTCGGGGCTACAACCACGCTCCAGTGACTAAATACAATCGAAAAACAAATAAACGGGTTATTGACACGGATTTGAATAACACCGATAATTAGCGCACTCTAAACCACAGGGGAGTGCAGCATGGCAGTACATGTTTCTGT